AGCGACCACGCTCACGCATTGCACGGCTAGTAAAGATACCAAACACATTATCAGCTGTGTTAATCTTACTCAAGCCACCTGCGATGTGACTGTGATCAAATTCAATTTCTTCTACTGCTCCACGATTAAGCTGACTAGCTGTGATCATCAAGATGTTTAGTTCACGTGATAAATTTCTTAACTCTTCTGACACATACTTGTCTTTGACAAACAAATCATTTGGACTAACTTTAGCACTTACTGGCATGACCAAATCTAAATAGTCTACCATGATAAAGTCTACTCTTAATCCTGTTTGTACTTGTAGTTCTTTAAGATAAGATCTAATTTGATTTACGTTTGACTGTGCTGGCATATACTTGATACGCAGGGCACCTGACTTTTTACCTACCATCTTGACTTTCATTTCGACTGTGTCGAGATCTTTAAAAACTTCTTTGGTGCTGCAGTTAGCTACCATACTATCCATACGCATAGCACACAAACCTTCACTGAGTTCTAAGGTTAAGAACACACCGTTAAGTCCTTGTGTACACCAATTGATAGCGATGTTCTGCATGAACAGGGATTTACCAGATCCTGATCCGCCTGCAAAGATATTAAGTTCGCCGCGATTCATACCGCCAAATAATCGTTTGTCTAAGGTTGGCCAACCAGTGCTGACTTGTCCGTTATTACTCTTGATCGCCAATAATCTAGCACGTGGATCTAAGAAATAGTCAGTGCCCATGTCTTTGGTCAAACTTATTTGTACCGCATCTTTAATAAGTTTTTCTACAGGATCATAATCACCCTTTTCTAACAAGTCTGCTGATTTAAGTATCGCACGTTCAAGTTCATTTCTGCGAGTAAAGCCTTCAAACTCTGCCATGAACCAACTGTAGTGATCTTCTGTTAGGTCTGGCACATGTTTAAGATCAACGCCGGTAACTGCCTTGACCTGCTCATTTGTGGGCATGGCTTTATGATCATCAGTGTGTGACTTGATAAACTTAGCCACTTCACGCAAGCTACGATCAAAGTTTTCTGGATTATAGATGTTCTGCACACGCACATAACTCTGTGCGTCTTCTAGCATCATTTCTAAAAATAGTTTCTGTAGTTCTGGGCTATATTCTTTTGTCATAGTTAGTATTTAATCTCTCTTCAATTATACTTTTATTTTTATCATACCATCGGTCGTATGTGTCAGAAAAAATATCTTCATTTAAGTCATATTTTACTATAGATTTAATTAAATTGCGACACTTATTTTTATCTAAAATTTCATCAAATCCTATTCTAGATAAGTTAAAATTTTTCCACATGCCTAAATTTTTAAGCCAGTCATTTATCATAATTTTTCTCAGATGTTCATCACTGATGTCTTTTATTTTTTTAATTTGAGGAAATGAATTAGTTTCATGTAACCAATCTAATAAAGTTTTAGATTCAGAATAAATGCGTTTTTTAATATATAAGTCCACTGTAATATCAACATATTCATAATCATCAATATAGTAAAATTCACATTCAGGAAACAATTCCTTCAATTGAGGGTAATAATAATGTGTATTAACTATGTTAACATTTCCAACTTTATAAAAAAATGCAGTATCCCAATTATTTTTACTAAAAAATTCACAAGCACGTTTAAAAAGTTCTGCATTATGTATATTATCAATTGATCCCGAATCATTGATTCTTGTATCTGTTGATTGACCTAGCAAATTTATCAAAAAATCGCCTGCTGATCCACTATTAAAAACTATACAGATTTTAGGATTTGGTAAAGATGTTTCGGTCATACATTTTCTTTAAGATATACCCGCCCAAGGCTGAATGGGTTTTTATTCCTGGATGTGTTTTGTTTGCTGCAAAATCCATCCAAGGAGGATTTATTAAATCAAACTTTTCTTTTATAAGGTTTTCTTTAGATTCTTTACTATCAATCATCAGATGTATACATTTATCAAATAATGTATTTGTTTCCTTAATTAATTGGTAGCAATCTTTTTTAAATTTGAGATTTCTTTTGTCACTTACCCATTGTATCACCAATGGTATATTTTGTACATGGCGATATAATTGAGTAACTGTTTCAAAAATTATCTCATTATCATAATATTCCTGAGCATAACTTAAATTCCAACTTTTTAAATCAAGTTTGTTTGCAATAACCTGACTATAACAATATTCAAAAGATACTCCAACTCCGAAACTTATACTACCGCCCAAAAATGCAATCTCAGGATCATAGTTAAAATCTCTTATATCTCTAAATCCAGAAGAATTAAATTTATATTTGATAGTGTTAGTCTGATCGTACCCATAAGATGTTTTAATGCTATTAGCGAATTCAGTTTGTTTAGTTAATGCCTTAAGCATATAACCTTTTCCTCATAAGTTCAATTTTTAATTTGCTCGTCTGTTTGCTGTCTAATATAGTTTTCAGCACAAACAACTTGCCATATTTTACCACTGCTTCATTTACATCTTTACAGGTTTCTAACCATACAGGGTAACTAACTGACCACCCATATTCGATAGCATTGTTGATCATCTTAGCACCAGCACGATCTCGATCAGCTACTACTATGACTTCTCTGCCTAGGCTTTCAATAATGTCTGCTTGTGTTTCATTACATTCATTATTCAACACTGCTACTCCATCTACGCTCATGGCATCAAACGGTCCTTCGCAGACTATGACAAACTTGCTATCTGGCAGTTGATTGTTCGTATTGAATACAAAGTTTGGTTCATAGTTGCTGTGATACTTTGGTTTAACATTTTCTTCGATGGCTCTAGCAGTATAACCAATGGTCCTACCTTGCCAGATGAACGGAATAAGTATTCTCTTGTGTAGATTATATTGTTCTTGACGAGTTGCGTAAAACGCATATTTGTCTAGATCAATTTTGCGTGCCACGCAATATTCTAATGCTGGATGGACATAGTCTAACGTAACCAAATTTTCAGCATCTTCTGGTAAGTCACGAGCTTTGAATTCAATCTTTTCTTCTTCAGCTTCTTGTTTAACCTCTTCTGGATTAACCAATTCTCTGACGCGGATAGCTTCAATAACTAATCGTTTTATATCTGTATCATCAGCACCTAACCATTTTAATAGCTTACGGAATTTGAATGTTAGATGACGTCCTGGTTGATAGCTGGCTTTGAAGTTACAGTTGAAACAATGGTAGCTGACACTACCATCTGGATTGGCTGTCAATCCACCACGCCCACGAGTATCTGCTGACTCACCATTATGTGGGCAACACACACCGTTGAAGCTGGTCCAACCGCTAGGTGTGGTTTTCTTTTTTGTAGGTAAAATACCTTTTGTGAAGTCGCTTATGATATTCAGCATATACTATATTATACACTGAACTTTTGGTTAGATCAAGAGTTTTTTAGAACGAAGTTGTTACTGCGCTACGGACCCAGGTGTTGGCTGCCGTACAGATGTATAAATTACCACCGCTAACGATAACTTGTCCCACTGTGCCGGAACTGTTGCTGTATACCGGAGCAGACAAATTTACCAAATTTAAACCTTGGAATCCTAGTAGGTCATTTACTGTTAAAACTACATTACCTGTACGCCCAGCCACGCTGGTAACCGAATTTGACAGGGCATTTACGTTGTTTGTAACAATTTGGAAGTTATTGTTGATAATCGTAAATGCTGAGCGTAACGGATCACCATCACCTGCTGATGGGCCTGTGCCTATGTTAACGTTAGATAAGATCATAGTTTTTCTCTGTTATTTGTATATTTATTAGTTTTACAGTATTATAATCCGTGTCTAGTTCTTGCTGCTTGGTAATTAGTGTCTATTTCTTCTGCTGTCAGGGCACGATCATAAACTCTGATAATACTCACTCCACCGCCCCAATAGTTTGCCACATCTTGACGGCGCATTATGTTTAGGCCAAGTCCACTTCTTGCTATAGTGAAGTCGCTGGGTGTTTTGGTTAGTCGTAGTGTGTTGTTGGCATAGAACTTGATTTCTGCTCCATCGTAGGTATTGACAAATTGATACCATCCATTTGAGGGTTGGAAGTAATCCCCAGGGTTAGTTGTGCCTTGTTGCCAAGCACCGTTCCAAAATCCACCCTGTATTTTAAGTGGTGATGTTACAGCCCCTGTTCCTACCATGAAATTACTATAAGAGCTACGACCTTCACCAAACAACACAGGTGCAGCACCGGTTGATGTGCCAGTGAAAAGATGCCACACTTCTACGGTATATGTAGATAAGATAGAATCAAAACTTGTGGCGGTTCCACGGTGCCCAGCGGAGGCAGTAAAGTTTATGTATCCACCATTGGATGAACTATATGTTGGTGCACCGATAGTGCCTGCTAAAGTAAATACTTTGCTTCCAACAGTATCAGTCCAAGCGGTTCCTGATCCTGGATAACTTGATGTTACTCCCGCATCTAAACTCATCACAAGGTTAGCTGTGACCGCAGACGGCAGTGTATCTACTACATATACTCCGTTAAGTGTCACACCTTGGATTATCATGATATCTTGACATAACCGTATGACACAGTAACATTACCACCGCTGGTGTTGTTGATACCAAAGTCAAATCTATTGGTAGTTACACTTGGAGAAACACTGCTACGAACTATGGTGTTTCCAGTGCCCACAAACTGATTAGGTATGCTGGTAAAGTCAATAGGCGTTCCACCACCGTTGTAGACCCAAGCATATTGTTCCCCTACCACAGGTACATTGCTGTTGGTTACCGTGGCAGTGGCATTCCAAGCCAAGATACCATTGGGGATATTGCAATCAACCCACAACTGATATGTACCACTTGCAACAGTGAAACTCTGGGTGCTGTTGCCTGTAGGCACTGTCCAGCTACCAGTTGTTTTGATAGCAACACCAGTTAAGAGTGTGCCGTTACCAACGAAGTAACCTGCGGTTTGTATATTACCAGCTGTGAATAGTCGAGGTACTGTGACGTTGCCTTGATTATCAAATACGCTAGTATATGCACCAGCTTGTAAGGTTACATTTGAGCTTGTGCCTGTGACGTTGCCTGTGATTGAAATATTACCTACAAAGTTTGCGGCTGTGACATTGCCAGTTGTGGTAATTGTTGCTGTGGTTAGGTAGTTAGCCACGTTAACATTTGAATATAAGTTATAACCTTGAGTATTTAAGTATGCCGCTACGTTTACATTACCATAATTACTGCCACCAGCTGTTACATTGGCATAGGTTATTTCTTTAGTAAGAGTGTTATAATAAAGTGCTTGTGCTGTATTACCTGAGTCTGTGCGTATAGGTGCTACAGTGAATGTGTTGGCAGTGGTTTGATTTAATACATTACCAGTAGCATTGATGATGATTGAGTTATTGCCTTGATTGGTTGATCCAGCAAGGAGGCCAACGGCCACTGCATAAGCGCCTTGTCCAGTATAACCAGCTGACTCCCCAACGGCCACTGCACCTATTCCTTGTATGGTTTCACCAGCAAGATGTCCAACAGCAACTCCCCAGGAACTTTGAAGATTGCCACCTGCGCCGCTGCCAACTGCTACCGCATATATGCCTTGTGAGGCCTGGCCGGCACCAGCACCAACTGCTACTGCTTCTTGACCTTGAGCGTTACCACCTGCGCCACCACCAGCACTGCTGCCAATCGCTACTGCGTCGTAATTTTGTGCATCAGACCCGGCAAGATAACCAATTGCTATTGCACCATCTTGGGTATTTGTGACATTGCCTGCGTCAGTTCCGATTGCCAATGTATTAATAGATGAATCTCGTATTATAGCCCCATATGGTAGTGTTAGATTACCAGTACGGTCAAATATCCAATTATAAGCTGCATTGTTGGTTGATATTCTCACATCACCATTGTCTGCGCGGACCCAATTTATACTGGCATTACCAAGTTGGCCATCGTGACCAAAATAAGATTTTGCAGTAGCACCAAACGAAAATAGTCGTGCCGTGGCACCCAGGTCTATGTTAGCATAGTA